GATGCTTATCGTAGAAAAAAGCAACTTAATTATCCTCTTTATAGAAACAAAGATAATGGAAAAATAGTTTACGAAACAATAACCATACCTATACCAATATATGTTGACATTGGTTATAAAATTGTTTTAAGAACGGAATATCAGGAACAAATGAATGACTTGTTAACACCGATTATCCGATATCCAAACGCTCAGAAAAGAATACACGTTATTCATAATCATAATCGTTATGAAGCATTTATACAAGAAGATTATTCCATGACCAACACAATATCAAGTTATGAAACAAACGAAAGAAAATATGAAACAACTATTACCATGAATGTATATGGCTATTTGATAGGTGACGGTGATAACCAACAACAGCCTCGTGCAGTAAGAAGAGAAAATGCTGTACAAATAAGATTTGCCAGAGAAAGAATTATTGTACAAGATGAGGATGGTGAATTTAGATTTTAAAGGATTTTGTAGTCCAGTTGAACTATTTATTAAGGAAAAAGTTTATAAAAAAATGAACTAGCTTATAAGGGAGCACAAAAACATGGCAGTCGATAAGTTTAAATTTGTATCTCCGGGTATCTTTATTGATGAGATTGATGAATCAATCTTGGAACCGTTACCAGAGAGAATGGGACCTTTGATTATAGGACGATTTCAAAAAGGGCCCGGGATGCGACCCGTAAAAGTTAATTCGTTCAAAGAGTTTGTTGCGATTTATGGACCTCCGTCATCTGGAAATCCTGCCGGCGACGTCTGGCGCGACGGCGAGATGACTGCTCCCACTTATGCGGCTTATGCTGCACAAGCATGGTTAAAAAATAACCAACCTGCCACCATTTATCGTGTTATGGGAGAGCATAGTCAGAATGCCACGAACGGCGCCGAAGCAGGATGGAAAACTGATATAGCTTTTGCGGATGGCGTGCCCACTTCTGCAGCCACGGCCGGCGGAGCTTACGGCATGTTCATCATGCCGAATCCGGATTCTCATGGCGGAACTACCCAAGCGACTGTTGCAATCGGTGGCACCGACGCGCTTGAGGACGAGAACAGCACAATATTAACCTTGATAAATGCTGATGGAAACACATTAACATTCACTACTAGCAATAGTATGAACTATAATCAAGCTCCCGAAAAAGATTCTACTTATGCTTGGACTTTTGGTACTGCACTAGCCGCCACCGCGGCAAAGGCCACTCAAGCTCTACATATTGCTTTAGAGGCCGCCAGAGTCGATGGCGCACTGAACATGACACTCACTCCTGCGTCGTACACTAGCGAAACATCCTTTACGTTGACTCAGGACACTAAAGGGGATCGTGGCAACACAGCTGTCACGGCTCCTGCAGGCGTCACCGTCGCCGGCGGAGCTTCCGGCGCCGACGGTGCCTTCTCCGACGGTACCGGTCCGGCTGTTACTGGCACCCTAGCAGCTATTTGGTACCTGCAGGCCGGCGCGCCATTGTTACAAGGCACTGCTAGAGATGCCACTTCTACTGCTACTGATGGTGAGTGTGCACGCCTTGTTAAATCTTCAAATGGTCAATGGACTGTAAAAATAACTGGATCGCAAGGCATTCTTAAAACTGCTACATTTAATTTTCAAAGAGATTCACAAAACTTTATTAGAAAAGTATTCAACACTAACCCAACTCTTACGAATGATACTGTAACAGAAACCGGAAATCAAGAAAAATATTGGTTAGGCGAAACATTTGAATCTAATGTGACCAGTCAAAACAGCCAATTGAAAGTTACTGGTACTGCCCCGACTAACGATGATCAGTTAGGTGTTATTTTGGCACTTGATGGTACTAGTGAGTCAGACATTGTATGGGGTACACGAAAACAAGCGGCGGTAGCAGCTCAGACTGGCTGGTTTTTTTCACAAGATATTGATGCTACCGTCAGCACGTTTGATCCGACAAACGGCACACGTGTCAAGAACTTATTTAAATTTCATGCCTTAGACAGCGGTGAACATGCCAATAGAGATTACAAGATTTCTATCATGGACATCAAGCCGCCAACAGATAATTTTAATAAGTACGGTACTTTTACAGTACTTGTCAGAAGCGGAAAAGACAGTGATAATGTACCTATTATTTTGGAACGTTTTAGCAATCTTAATCTAAATCCGAATTCACTTAACTATATTGGTAGAACAATTGGTGATAGACATTTTTATTACAGTGAAGACAACAAAACCATTACTGAGTTAGGTAACTATCCAAATAGGTCGAAATATGTTAGGGTTGAGGTAAGCGCTAATGTTAGTCCTGGCAACGAAGGAAAGGATGGGCTGATGCCGTTTGGTGTCAGAGGCCCTATTGTTCCGAAAACTGAAGAATGGTTGTCTGGTACCACTGACGCCAGCCTCGCCGGCGCCTGGTATGCTGGTTCAGGTACTTTGGGCGATGATTTTTATCGTGACAACATTGTCGCTGCAGGCTTATTTTATACTTCATCTCCCATGACCGCGTCTATTGAATTCCCAACTACAAGGTTGAGAGTATCTTCATCTGAGGGGTCTCTGTCCAAAGGCACCAAAGCTTTCTTTGGCTATCAATCAAATCTTACAGATACTAGACGTCATGATGATACAAATTCTGATCTTCTAAGGGGCTCTCCATCTGATCATACCCCCCACGCTCTGGCTGACGACGGTACAAATCAGTATTCTTGGGTATTTACTCTTGACGATGTTTGTACGGTCAGCACTGACACAACACATGCGTATTGGGCTTCTGGCTCCAGGGCGTCGAACAGTTCACTTACTGCAGTTTACGGTTCAACATACGTTTTAACTGGAACAACCGCCGGGTTTGATAGATTTACTTCGCCCATGTTTGGTGGTTTTGATGGATTTGATATTACTGAAAGAGATCCATTTCGAAACCGGTCTATGAGTGGTAAAACGGACTTAGCACATCCTCCTTCATATAGTTTGAGAAAAGCGATTGATATGACTTCGGATCCTGAATTTGTTGAATTTGATCTTGCAACAATGCCTGGCATAACCAACTCCAGCTTAAACACTTCATTAATTAACATGTGTGAAGAGCGCGCAGATGCCCTTGCGATTGTTGATTTGTATGGTGGTTATGAACCTCCTCATGAAACAACAGGCAACGAACAAGATAACCTTGGCTCAGTGGAAGGCGTTGTTGCTTCGGCAAAAGACATGGGCCTGAACACCAGCTATGGGTGCACTTTTTATCCATTTGTACAAATTAGAGATACGTTAAGTGACTCTGTTCTTTACGTGCCACCTTCGGTAGTTGCTTTGGGCACATTTTCTAGCTCACAGCGTAAATCAGATGTTTGGTTCGCCCCGGCCGGCTTTACTAGAGGCGGCTTAAGCGAGGGCTCTGCTGGTTTGCCGGTGCTAAGTGTTAGACAGCGATTAACCTCGGACAACAGAGACAGACTATACGAAGCGAATATCAATCCAATTGCATCTTTCCCAGCTGAAGGGGTAGTTATTTTTGGACAGAAAACACTTCAAGTTACACAATCGGCGCTTGATAGAATTAACGTTCGTAGGTTGTTAATTTACGTCAAGAAAGAAATTTCTAGATTTGCTGCAACTACGTTGTTTGAACCGCATGTTCAAGCAACATGGAATAGCTTTAAGGGGAAAGTAGAGCCTTTCTTGGATGATGTAAAAGCTGGTTTTGGTCTTGTAGATTACAGAGTTATTTTGGATGAAACCACGACAACTCCAGATCTGATTGACAGAAACGTTCTTTATGCAAAAATTTATTTGAAACCAGCTCGTGCGATCGAATTTATAGCGCTAGACTTTATTATTACGAAGAGTGGAGCTTCTTTTGACGACTAAAAACTAATGAAACACTATTTATTATACAACATCACAGGAGAAAAATAAATGTCCCACTTCTTTACTCCAGCAAAACCAGGGTTCCAACCAAAAAGAACATTTCGATTTGTAGTTGATTTTGGAAATTTTCAAAATGATACAACGTATATGGTTTCAAAATGTGCGAAGCCTTCTTTTGAGTTGTCCGCCGCGACTGAACATCGAGTTTTAAATCACACTTTCAAGTTCCCTGGTATCGTCAAGTGGGCCGATATTGATATGACGTTAATTGATGCTATTGATCCAAATGTGGGGTCAAAATTTTATAACGCTTTGAAGAACATGGGATATGTTAATCCAGATAGTCTTGACAATCTTCACTCTGGTATAACGAAGGTTTCAGCACAGGCGTCGTTGGGCACGATTCGAATCATACAACTTGATGCCGGTAATGTCACTGTTTCTGGTAACACTGACATTAATGCACCAGAGAACGCTGTTCCTTCTGGTGCGAGACAGTATGAAGAGTGGATTCTTAAGAACGCTTATTTAAAGAGTGTTAAGTGGGGCAATTTAGATTATTCTACCGAAGACATTGTAACCGTAGAAGTGGGTATTGTATACGATTATGCTGTCTATGTTGATTATGGTACCGCTGGTACAGCCTACCAGATCGCAGCCGGCAGTTAAAAGAGAAGAGAGAGGTTTAGATGAGAAATAATCAGGATCGATTGGG